CGATTTCGTTTTCGATGATCTTGTCGCGCATGGCATTGGCCAGCGGAGTGTTCTCAACCAAGCCGTCGCGCGTCTCCATCGCCAGCGTGATGTTGATCGTGTCCTCGGCGTCCATGAAGAACCGACCCTTGATCTCGTCGTGCGTCACGTTGTATTCGCGCATGATCGCCGCCAGCCGCAGCTTCAGTTCGTCCATCGGGTCTTCCAGACAGATAAACCAGACGTTGCACTGCTCGTGGACCTTCTCGCCGAGCAGCGGGCGCCCAGTGGCTACGGCCAGCGCCTCAACCATTGTTAGCGACGTCTTGCCGATGCCGCCCGCGCTGGCCGTCACGCTGACGAAGCCGCGGCAGTAGTGGTTACCGTAAATCCAGCGGCGCTTCGGGAGGTCTGCCTCGTTGAACTGGGCCACTGGCGTCGGCCACTTCTGCAACGTGTCGTCCACGTCCACAGCGGGTGGCTCTAGACGCACTGGCATGTCATCCTCTGTCTCGTAGTCAAAGTCGTCATAGTCGTCGCCCTGTGTAACCTCTGGCTGCGCGTGGCGCACCTCCTCGAACGGGCTGGGCCGCAGCTCTTTGGCATACTCGCGCACGGCGTCACGCATCGACCCGTTGTGATCGTAATGGCAGAATAAGTCAAAGGCGTCTCCCCAGCAGAATGACTCATCCTTCACCGCACCGATGCCCGCTGCGACGTCCGAGCCAGATAGTGACACCCAGTGATCTCCGAAGCATTTTGTGGCGAACGAACCTGACGACTGATAGCGGCTTGCATACGACTGCGAGTTGCCGTCGCGGGTGTAGCCACAGCGCAGGAGCATGTCCTCGACGGTATGTCGCGCGTTGAACTCGGCCACAGGGTCGAGATCGTCGCCCGCCGCCTCCCGGCGCTTGATGCGCTCTGCCTGCCTCACGGCACGCTCATGCGCAGCCTGACGCTCTGCAATAACAGCACGTTGACGGCGGAATTGCACCTCGCCCCAAATGCTGCTGCTTTTCACGTCCAGATAGCCCTCGCCGCGATGGCGGTCCTGATGGTAAAACAGCGGCTGGCCGTGCGGGTCGCGCTTAGTTGGCGGAACATTCGGGAGGAAGATTGGCTGGCCAACCCGTGCGAGCGCCGAGTCACATGTGATGCCTTGCTCACCCATCAGGCCGAACAGAGCCAACTGCGTGTCGCCGTAGTCCACGCCACTGATCGGCTCAAGCAGCGGGATCAGCACGCGCCACTTGCGATTGTCTTCGCTGGCACCTGATGACGAGTAGATCAACGCAGACGCATCGCCCGTCGCCCGCTTGACTGCATCCTTCAGCTCGACCAGCGACGGCGAACCTTCGTCAACGTCAATCGCAAGGTAGTGAAATTCGCCACGCTCACGCTGCGATGCGTGCTTGCGGCCGTCGTGTCCGCGGTAAGTTGACGGAATGATAAAGCTGGCGTCGGCCTTTTCCTTGGCCTGCGGGTCGGCGACCATTGCGGCGATGGCTGCGAGGCTGATGCCGTCATATTGCCGGTCCTCGCTGCCGATCTTTGTGTCGTGTGCGCCGTGCGCTAAAAGCACGTCAGACTTGCCCACGGCTGAAATTTTAGTTACACTCATAGTACGTTCTCCATTTAGCGTGTTGACGTCCTTTAAACCCAGCGAGCCTGATTGCCCGCTGGGTTTTTCTTTGCTTAGAATGGGATGTCGTCCATTGCGAGATCGTTGTTCGCCGAGCGTGGGATGTCAGCAAACGGATCGGCGGCAGGCTTCGCATCAAACTCTGCGTGAGCGCCGCCAGTCGGAGCCACCTCGTCGAAATCGTCTAGACCCGCACCGCCGGTGACAACTTTGGTGACTTGCACGATATCAATAAGGAGAGAGATGCCGCCATTATTGTTCGGATCGGTGACTGGATAGGCAATAACCTTGATATTACCCTCCGAGCCGCCCCAGAAGTTGAGGTCGGTCATCGGCTGTTTCATGCCATCAATGACAGTTGGAACCGGGTTCTGGTCACCTTGGCCATTACAGCCATTTCGCTTGGCCGAGAACATCACATTGCCGTTTTCGAGTTGCTTCATGCCGAAGACCTTCGAGAACGGTGCTTTGGTCACACAGCTCTCGTAATGTGCCTTCAGCTCTGCGTGCAGCTTGCCCGCGTCTTCCTTGTTCATCTCCCAGCCAATTGAGTATGCTGCGCCCTGTGCGCGCGGGTTGCACTCCTCTGACCGCTTCTCGGCGGTGTTGTATTTGTATGTCGCGGCAAGGCGTGGGTATGAAAACACCACATTGCGGATCATCACTGGTTTGAAATCTGTTTTTGCCATTGTCGTCGTCCTTTTCAGTTGTTGTCAAAATTGTCGGCTTGGAGCCAACGGGGTAATTCTAAGGTGTTCACCTTATCTGAATAGCCAGTGTCAAAGCGGTTGACCAGAGTGGCTTCTGCAATCTTCATCAGCGTAGCGTCCACTTCACGCTCTGCATACTGAAGAAAGTCGTCGCTCAATTCGCTGACGTTGACAGCGTAAGGCGCTGTTTTCTCAACGAAAACGAATGAAAACCGATTGGCCTCGTAACCAGCCAAACGTAAGACTTTTAGATAAAACGCAGCCTGCAACGCATACGAGTAGGTGTTCACGTCGCGAGCCACGTCCCGCGGGAGTGAACTCTGGCAGGTTTTAATATCGTAGACGGTGGCGTTCCACTTATGAAAGCTGTCTGGGCGGCACTTCAATTCCAACCCTGTCTCAGGATCGGTGGCAAAGAAGCTGGCCTCGTTCACCGTGTCGTTGCCAGCCATGATCTGTCCGACGGGGTGGAACAGCACGCTGTCCGCTACGTTGCGTGCGAGGTCATAGTCGCCAGCAGTCAGCAGCAGCTTGCCGCCAGCCTCCGCGTCGGCAAATGCGTCCTTCCATGCGTTGCCGCGGCGATCTGCGGGACCGCGCATGACGCCTTGGCCGTCTTCCAGCACCATGTCGTGGACGCAGGTGCCAATAGCCATCGCAGTGGTCGCCGTGAAGTTGCTGCGTGCCTTCCAGTGCGCCAGCGACTTGCCGTGGACAGTCTTTACCGCCGACGACGAGATCGCGCCTGTTGCGTGGTATTGCTCGTTGGACATTTTGTCCGATGTGAACATTGTCATCACATCGTCTCCCTTGCTAAATAGCAGAACGCCTCGAAATCCATCTCGACGACATATCCGTCGTCTTTCCAGTGATGCGGGTCCATTGGCACGACGCAGCGGATAGGCTGGCGGTCATAACGATAGATCAGCGCAGGGTATTTGCCTTCGCGCCTTGCTGCAACGCACGTTTGCGCCCACCAAGACCTCTGCCCCCCGACGGGTCCGCCAGCGTACCGTTTCAATTCCAATGTGAACGGAAATTCAGGATCGGATGGGATCAGGTCGCCTAAACCGCTTTCCCGATATTGGTCCAAGTTTCGCTTGAACGAAATGCCCAGTTCGTCGTCAAGCATTTTGGCGATGTCACGCTCGAACGTGGCGCCTTTGTTTCGGCCGTTGGTAGCCATCAGGTGCCACGCGCTTGGTTGAGTGCCGCCATGCGGACAAAGGCCGTAAACGTAATGCCGAGCTTGTCGGCCGCCGCCTGTATGATTGCGCCATGCTCGTCGCTGAATTGTATCAGTTTGGGTTTCATTGTCGTTCTCCTTCTGTATGCCACTTGGTAGACTATCAAAATAATATCGTCAACAGTCATTTTATGTATTGCGTTACATTTCATCTTGGATTAGAAAGGTCTTACGAAATGAAATTAACCTAAGGAGACGAACAGATGGCACGCCAAATTAAACGCAGCAGCACAGGCAAGTATCACCTCGGCGCAACTGGCTCGACTAACGCTGATTGCAATCAGCTCATGTATACTTCAGCGACAACAGTTGCGATGGCCTTGAGCGCACCTTCCAACATGTTCTGCGAAAAGTGTTTTGGAAAGCATCACGAAGTGCATGACCGAATTAAGCGCACAGCAGAGCTTGGCTATTTTGACAATTAACCCAATCGGGGGCTTCGGCCCCCACCCAACCCAACCAAAGGAAACCAACATGAAATACCGCATCCGCTACGCGCTTCTGGACTGCCTCGCCTTGCTCTCACTGGGCGTCATCTGCTTCGGCGTCCCGACACTCTTCTTCGTCGCAATTCAGTAAACAGGAGACTAACCAATGACAACCAGATCAGCACAAGATGAGATCGCCTTCCTTTTGGGAGCAATTTCACACACCGAGAAGATGGCGGCTAACATGCTTTCCGAATACGGCCACGGCGTCCGCCCATCATTTGTCAGCGCCGACCTTGCCGACTACGGCTCCAGAATTGACCGCTACAAGGCTGAGATCGCACGTCTGGAGGCAGCGCAGCATGGATAACGCACTCAAGCAGGCAGTGGCCGACGCAGCCACCCTCGGACCCATCACGTCGGCGGCTGTCCACAACGTCAGCCTCTGCGAACTCTACGCAATCATCAATCAAACCAAAGGAACTAGCAAATGACCCTCGCGACAATCACAATTACAAACCGCCTGCCCACGGACACTGGCTTTGCACTGCGCCAAGACGACGGCTCGTTCGCACAGGTATTCGTCCCCTCACATATATATCGCGGTGCTGGAATGCAGATCGGCCACACTTACGACGTAGTGCTGGCGGAAAACTCTGAAGCCCTCCGAGCGACGACGCCTTGGCGCGTCTGCCAAATGGATGTCGGCCCCGTGAACGGTCAGCAACCAGCGCTAGAGAAGACAGCGCCAAGGCTTACGCCATCAGCCCTAATCGACGACAAGATCATGGCCTTGCTCGAAGGCGCACTATACATGACGACAGGCGAGATCACGACGGCGCTAGAAGCCAGCGGCACAATAGTTCGTGATCGCCTGCTGGCGATGTTTAACCGCAACCAGATCGTGCGTGCCGATGTCCATGCGCGGCCAAATTTACAGCGTGCAACGATGTGCCTCTGGGCGCTCGACATTGACGCATTTATCTCAGAGGGGGAATAATCATGGCCAACGGCATGCACGGGGCAAAATCCAACACAGTAAACAAGCAAATTATCGCGCTCGCCAACGCGGGGCTGCCGATCAAGCAGATCGCGGCCAGCGTAGGCATGAACCCTCCAGCCGTTGCCAGCCGCATGACGTACCTCATGCGAGACGGCAAGCTGAAGTCCCACTCAGAGCGCACAGGACGCATCAACACGCAAGAAGGCCGCTACCGCATCCTGCGCAAACGCTACAATCGCAACACCGGCAGCATAATGGAAATCCTGACAAACATTACGTTCGATGAGGCGGAGTGGATTTACAAAACGGCGCCCGAAGGCTTGACCATCGCTGAGTGGATCGGGGTGCTGTTGCGCGACGTGATCGCCGAGGAGGGCGGGCAATGATCAATGCATTTAATTTGGATAGATCGCTGGCCACGAAGCACGAAAGCCTGATCGGGCGCGCCATGCAGCGCCAAGCAAAGGCGGAGGGCCACTTCAAGGGCGCACCAAAGAAGGCCATGACAAACATGGGCGCGCGGGCTGACGGCACGCGATCACTCGGAGAAATGGCCCTCTCGCACTTGCAATCCATCTCGCCGACGCGGATGATCCTGACAGACATAACAAAGGCCGTATCCGAGTCGGAATTGCCGGCGTCGCGTTACAGCGTGAAATACGCGTTGCAGGGGCTGATCAACCGCGGGATGATCCAGCACGGGTTCTATCGGCGCAACCTGATCGAATACTGGTTTGAAGTGGAGGAAGACCTATGACCCCATTGTTAACAATGTTGCTGGTCCATATCTCTGGCGGCGAGACTTACAGCATGACATACCCGTCGCAGATGGCGTGCGGGGAGGCGCTGGTCGCCATAGCAGAAGCCACGCCACCCCTCGGAGGCCGCAAAACGTTTGCCCAATGCGTCCGCACCTACTCGCCGAGCGCCAGCCCGCGCCCCGTAGCAAGAGGAGAAACGGAATGAGTTGGCACTATCAACTGACACGGCACACGGAGCCTGACGATCAGGTCTGGTATGCAGTTCATAAGAATTACTATTACAAATCAGATAGTTACACTGTAGAACCCGTCAGCATCAAGAGTGATACCAAAGAAGACATCAAGTGGATGCTACAGGCTATGCTAAGCGACATTGAGGAACATGGGGTGAAAGAATATGGCTGACAGCGAACTGACACCCGCCGACGCGGCAGTGCTGAAATACTTGCGACAACGTGTAGACAACTTGCAGGACGAGAGGTGGCGGGCTTTAGCACGGCCCAGCATCGCCAATGAATTGCAAATAGCCATGCGTGACCTGCGCGAATTTACGTCAGCCAAGCGGCAGCAAGGGTTCAACATCTGATGGATCGTGTGGGGCGCAGTTAAAATGAGTTTTTCAGATGTTAGCGCATTTGGTAGACACGTTTTGACCAGACAATCGCTTTTGCAAGCAGTTGAGCGCCCCACGTCACAGCAATAGCAAAAGGAGAGACCGATGCAAGACGAAAAGACAACAGTGACGATCCGAGGCAAGTCTGCTTCATCATACCCAGAGCCGCGCAAGTTCGCAGTGAGCCTGCCAGCGACGCCGTGGGACAACGAGAAGGAAAAATCAGAATGAACCGCAAAGATGTTTTACAGCAAGCCGAGAAATGCATCACGCAGGATCGGGCTGCGACACACGGCGACGCAGAAGACAGCTTTTCCAGCATCGCAGCTTTGTGGGAATGGTGGATGATCCACCGCGACGGCGGCCCACTGGCGGCTTACGACGTCGCAATGATGATGTCTCTGTTCAAGCACGCCCGCGCCGCTTCAAACAAGAAACACGACGACAACTTCGTGGATGCTATCGGATACCTCGCGCTCGCGTCAGAGATGACCGACAGCTAACTCCCGCAGCGTATCGGTCAAAGCGGCGGGCGTAAAGTCTGCCGTTTTGATCCTGACAAACGACTGCTCGAATAGCGGATCGTCGCCGCGCATAAACAGCACAGTCGGCCCGTGATTGCCGTCGATGCAGAGCGCGAACCAGTCCGCGCTGCTTTTGCCGATGCGGAACCCTGCCGACGCGCCCCGCGTCGTGTAACACGTTTTGACTTCGATGGAGATGATCCGACCATCGGGCCGAACGGCAACGACATCAAACCGCCCGTCTGATCTGGTAGCCTCGCAGCCCACGCGCTCAAGCAAATAGCAGACGTAATATTCGCCAGAGCGTCCGATGGATGTCGACTGGCGTTTCACTGGCAGTTATCGGCCCACGTCTCATTGTGGATGACAATGCCGACGAGCAGATCACGATCTGCTTGCATCAAGTTGTCGATTGTCTGCGTGCTACCGAGCCACAGCGGGCTGGCAAGGTCGCAGTAGTTACCGTTTGTCGGTGTTTGGGCGCAGCCAGCGAGCTGCCCGCTCAGAAAGGCCAACATCCCCAAGCGTCTCAATCTCATGCTCAATCTCCATTTTACGCAGCGCGGCATCAAGGCGAACCTCTGCCTGCTCGCGTGCTAGATCATTCAACTTGGCGTCGGCGTATGCAGACCGCCAACGCAGCAGCGCCAGCACGAATGCAAACAGGGCCAGCGCGTATATTTGCAGGCGCAGGGTCATCGAACGCCCGCAGACCAGTGCTTGATCCGTTCGCGCAAGATAAACAGCGCCAACGCGCCGATTACAAAGCAACCGACCAGCGCAATGATCTGTGCAGTGCCGTTGAGCGAATTTAACGCCCCTACAGCGCCGCCAACGGCTGTGGCACCCTGCACGACGCTAGATTGCACCGTGCGGCTCTGTGCGGCGCTTGTGCGGCCCTGTGGCGCCTCTGCTGGCACGGCTGGCACTGGCGTCCAGAATAATGCGACTTCGGCCTCACGGCGGCGCACAAGCCCCGCCAGCACCTTGCCGCCAGCTTTGTTCCAGAGCTTGATCGCGGCTGCGGCTTTTGCCTTATCTCCAGAATTGAAATGGCGGAGGCAACTGCTCCTCCTGTAGCCCGTCATGCCGATGTTGTATGCCAAAGAGACCATTGCCGCGAACTCGTTTTCGTCCACGGGGGCCGTGATGACAGCTTCAACGCCTGACGCGAACTTTGCGACGGCTTGCTCAAGATACCACTCGGCTTCTGCTTCGGTGATGACCATGCCAGCCTCTGGCTTGATGCCGACGCCAGCGCGAGCCGTCGTGCCGTAGCCGATAGTCCAGACTCCCGCTGGGCATTTGTATGCCTCCAGCTTCAGCCCCTCGAACTCTTTGATTAGTTCGATGCCTGATTTGTTGACTTTCATGTTCAGCCTTTCAGGTAATTAAACGCCAGCGCAACGCCAGCGGTGACGACGATCCAGAATACCCGCTCTGCGAAGCGTAACGCTTGGCCATTGCTGCCGACACGGCTCTCAACCAGTGTCAGGCGCCTGTTCTGGCTGCTCTGGTCCGCGTCGAGGCCATCCATCCGCTTAAATAGCGTGATCATCCGCTCCTCCATGCGGGCCAATGCCACGATAGCGTCGCCGACTTGGTCCAGTTTGTTTTCAATGCGCTCAAGGCGGGCGTCGTCACTCATCTATTACTGATCCTTGATGCGAAATGCGGCAAAGTCGCCGTCCATTAATTTGCGTTTACAGTAAACCGCAAACTCTTTCGTGCCAATACCTGCGCCGCATTCACGCGACCAAGCCTCGGCGATGACGAACGGGATGCTGCCGATCTTGCGGACGGCGGCCTGACCAAACATTGACGGAGCCGCGTCGGCTTCGTGCTTGTTCTGGTCGATCAGGCTCTGAACGTCCTGTGACCGGGTAACGCGCATGGTGCCGTCGCTGTCAAATGCGTAATTCTCGGTGACTTCAGTCAGCATTGAACTTCGCCTTGGGCTTCTTGCTCTCAACCTTTGCGTCATTCACTTCAACAGCCAAGCCAGACTTGATCAGCGCGGCGCCAGTAACGTCGGCCACTGTGGACTCGTAGCCAGATGCTTGCTGCTTGCCGTCGAGCCAGATGCCACGGCTATCAATCAGTTTAATCTTCATGGGAAATATCCTGTCGTCGTTAAGGGGTAGGGAGGTCACGATGTGACCCCCCTGTTAGTGTAGTATTACAGCGCAGGGTCGATGTCTGCGATGACGCCGTGGGCCTTCTCAGTGTCAACCTGAAGGCCGTAAGTGGCGGAGATCAGGCGGCGCTCAGAGTGGCCTGTGCGGGCCAATGGCTTCTGCTTTGTGCTGGACAGGTAGGCCATTCGAGCCTGCGACGGGTCAAGGACGAACACGTCACGCGAACGTACAAAACGAGACGGCACGATCTGTAACTCACCGAAATCGCTGACAAAAATGTCAACTGCGGCCACGACCTTCTTGTCTTCGACGTTCTTGAACTTAGTCGCCGAACCAGTGAACGTGGAGCTGATCTTCTGCTTCACGCCAGAGCCACAGAGAACCATTGTTGGCTCTGCGCCTTCATCCCAGCAGCTCGCGATCACGCCCTGAAGCATTGCCTCAGTCAGTTGGCGTAGCGTGCCGTCTGTGGCTGCTGCGTTAGGGTAGCCCGCTGTTGTGCCGGAGAGCGTGCCGTTTGCACCGCCAACGCCACGATCTACGTTTGTGCGCAAGAATGCGGACAAAGACGCAGTTTCGAATGCAACGCCAGAAGAGCCAGCAACGGCTGCGTTGTTGGCGCCCACGATCATGGTTTCCATGTCGCGCTTCATTTCCTTCAACTTATAGGCGAGTTGCTTTGCAATACGCTGCGCGTCGCCGACGCCGTTGACGGCTTCTGCGGTATCGGATACCTCAACCACCTTGTCAGAAATCTGAACGTAGTTGGCCAAACGAGTAGCGTTCGTTGGTGCGTCGTTGCCCGGAGTGTTTTCACCTTCCACAACGCGGTTTGTCGATGACGCAGCAGCGAGGTCAATTGTGGCCCACTCGAAGTAGGTGTTCGAAACGCTCTTCGTGCCAATGGCAGACATGAAAGGCGTCTCCGTGGGGCTGATGCTCACTAGGGCGTCTTGGATGTTCTCTTTGATGGTTGATACGTCGTATGTGACGTTGGTATTTGCGGTAACGGCCATGATAGGCTCCTGTTAACTAAGGAGAAATTTCGCAACGTCATCGACGCTGCCTGTTTTTCTCATTCGGGATTGAGCGTCTTTTGCCCGCTTGGCCTCAGAGGCTTGGGCGGGGCGTCGGACGCCGGGTTTAACAACTGGTCGAGCGGTTTCGGCACGCTGGCGTGCGATCCCGGCAGCCTTCTGTTGCTCACGGAATTTAATCGCGTCGGATAGAACAGAGAGTCGGCGAGCATCGCCTTCGCTGGTCAGTTCGTCGGCGCTAAATCCATACTCGTCAATGCCAGCCTGCACCATCTTGTCCCGATACTTTGACGCCGTCTTAGGGTCGGCAAATTCTGGGACACGCTCCTGCAAGATTTGCATTTGCGACTGTAGATATGCTTGGTGCTGACGGTTTTGATCTGCGCGTTGCCGCTCAGTTATTGCCGTCATCTGCTGCTGCTGCTGCTGGTATTCGGCCATCGCGTCGTCGTGCGAGAGTTTGGCTTCCATATAACCAATGGGGTCTTGCTGGAATAGCTCACGCGACGGGGGCTTTGGCGGTGTGAGAACCTGTCCGCTCTCCGCACGTTGGCGGAAGTCGGCCAGAAACTGGCGCTCTTGCTGAATTTGGGAATACTCTTCCTGCATTTGCTTCTTAGCTTGTGCGAGTGTCTCCAAATTCTGGTTGATAAAAGCCTGACCCGAATAGCCACGCTGAAGCTCAGTAAGGGTGACCTGCTTGGGCTTGCCGTCAACCTTTACGGTAAACAGTGCCTGTTCTGGCTCCTCTGGCTCATCGTCCTGTTCGATGTCTTCTTCTTCGTCTTCGACGTCGTCGGCGTTGTCTTCCGTCGTATCGTCGTCAGCCTCCAATTGCTCGTCGGCTTCATCTTCGTCGCTGGCCTCTACAATCTCGTCTTCAGGGGCTTCAACCTCTGGAGACTCCATCAAAGACGCTGCGACTGCGTCGATAGAACTGGTGTCGGTCATGTCACTCATGGTCCCGATCCTTTCAGTTTACGCTCAAGCAGTTTCCAGTCGTCTACGAAACGCTGGAGTTGCCGCTCAACGAGCGATAGCGCCAAGACTGCCTTGCGCGCTTCCATAATTTCTTCGTCGGTAGCCGTGGGGTATAAGAATACCCCAATGCTATCCTTCTTTAACACAGAAAGAGCTTCTGTGAAAACCTCATCATTCAAGATTTGCTGGGCGCGGGCCGCTTTGATCGACGGCTCCATTATGAGCCACCCTGCATCATGCGCTGGCGCTCCTGCTCGGCTCGGATTGCTTGCTCGTTGGCCTGCATTCCGAACTTGCCCTGCAACTCAGCGTTCTTGAGTATCATGTCCTGATACATCTCGTCGCGCTTGCGATCATCCTCCATGATGGCCTTCTGGGCATCAAGCTGGATACGCATTGCGTCGCTCTGAGACTTAGTCTGCGCCTTGATCTGCTCGGCCTGCATGAAGGCCATCGCCTGCGCGTCCTGTGGCCCCTGCTGACCCTGCTGCTGCGCCTGCTGCGCCCGCTGCTGCGCCATCTCCTGCTCACGCTCCGCCGTGATCGGCTGGAAGTATCGCTCGGAGTTGCGGATGCCTGCGCTGGCCATCATGTCGGCCACCGTGTTGCGGATGTTCACCAGAGACACGACGCCGTTGCCGGGGCCATACTGGTTGTAAACCTGCATCTGGAGGCCGAGAACCTCGCGATACGCTGCCGCCTTCTCCTCTTCGCGGCCAGTGCCGAGCCCGACATTAACTGACAGGTGCATCGACGTGTCCCAAGCCCGTGGGTCCACTGGTGTAAACTCACCATTGAGGCGCATGAACTGTGGCGCGTCGGCGTGTTTCACGATCAGCTTGAGCAGCAGCTTGAACATGGTTCTCATGCCGCCCTCTGCAAAGTTGCGTGCCATCACCTCAATCTGCCCTGCGGCGGCCTGTACGGTGGCCTGCACGGCTGCTTTGGTGGTTGACTGTAGGCTGTCAGGGGCCAAGCCCATAGACGCACGAGAGACGCCCGTCTTGGACTCAATCATCTGGTCGAAATACTGTGCCGCGCCCAGCGTCTGGCCAGCGGTGAACGGGATGGCGAACGGCACGACTGCGCCCGGCTGGCGCATACGAATAATGCCGCCGACCTCGTTGTTCATCACGTCGTCCATGTCAGCTTGCCCCTCAACTACGCCAATGCGTGGAGTGTTGGTCATGGCCACGTTGTCTAGGACGCCACGAATGATGGACGTCGCCGCGTCTTGATCGTCCAGAAGCAGGTCGGCCAGACTATTGCCCCAGAATGAGTGCGGTACGGGATCACATTCAAAGACGGCAAACGGGATTTGGTCGCACGGCTCGGCGGACAGCAACTTGTAGCTAGGGCCGCCCATAATGATGCGGTGTAGCGTTGGAGAGCCAGTGCCGTCGGCGTCAACGCGCATGTAGGCTTCCGTCACCCACACGCTCTTCATTGACGGGTCAATGGCGCTCTCGTCTTCGTCTGGGTTAACTGTGTAGCCGCGCCGCTCGTCGTCCTCTTGGTTCAGGCTGTCACGGCCACCGAGGTCAACGACGTCGTCGTAATCAAAGCCCATGTCCACCAAGTCGCCGACGCGCATCTCGCTGCCGTGGCCGACGCAGTAGCAGTCGTCAATGGAGCGTGCGTTGCGGTCAATGAAGAAGTCTTCTGGTGGGATCGACATCATGCGGATGTCGCCTGCGGATGACCGACGGATCAGCTTGACGTCGTGCGTCGTCGGCTCTGGCATTTCCATGCCGTCGGTGACGGTCACACCAGCTTCCATTGAGTGTTCGATCACTTCAACGTCGGGGTCAGTGATGACCGCAGAATACTGCATGTCGTCCAAGCCAGTGAACGTGTGGATTTCCGACGTGTCGCGGTCCTCGTAAAATACCTTCACGATGCCAGCCTTCTTCAGCAGTGCGTCGTGGAATGCGTCGGACAGGATGCGGAAGCCGTTCATCTCGTTGAACTTGTAGTTGGCGTAGGTCGTCGCCTGCTCCGCCATCTGCACGTCCTCTGGGCCAGACGGCACATATTCAACTGGTCGGCCAGATGACAGGAACACCCGCATCAGCGACGGCTTCACTGCGCGGATCGTGTCGCGAACCTTTGTCGCCACGATCTTGCTGCGGCCGTCCTCGTAGCCAAGGTCAGTCTTGCCGTCGAAGTATCGCTGCGCCTTCACGCGGCCCTCGGTCAGCTCTGCCTCAATGAAGTCTACGGCGTCGGTGATTGCGGCCGACGCGATGGACTCAATCTGGTCCTCGGTGAGAGCCTTAAAGCCCTCCTCCTGCTCCTCGACTTCGCCTTCGTCTGCGTCTTCAAACAGGTCAAGGATGTCTTCGTCGTCAATCATGTCTTCGGGGTTCATGTGTTATCCTTACCTTGCAAAATTCATACCAGTGGTCCGCTGCATTTGCGCTGCCAATGGGTCTTGCACTTCTTCTGTTGTCGCACCCTGTCCTAGAGCGAGGCCAGCGCCACCGACATTTGGCGGCGTAACGCTCGGCGACAATGCGCTGAACGCTTTAGTGCCGCCGTATGCCGCTCGCAGCATCTTTGGACCAGCAATTCGCATTGCAAACTGCGCAAGGTTGGTCGTCCCCAGCATGGCCGCGAGGTTCCCAAGCACATTTATGCCTGCTGCTGCGGAATTTGATGAGTTGACTGCGCCGCCGGTGGCTCTCGCCGAGACGTTGGCAAACTGGCTAATCAGCGCGCGCTCCTCTGGGGAAAACAGCGCCTTCACCATTGTGGGGTTATCTGTAAGAGTTTTGTTCCACGCTTTGCGGAAGTTGACGCCAGAAAACACGTCCTCTCCAGCCACTGCGCTTTTACCAGCGTTTGTGATCCTGACAAATGCCTCCTGCCTGATCTGGTCCCACTCAGCTTGCGGCAGGTTCTTCTTCAGCGTTAGGAGGTTTCTGGCCATTTCTGGATTTGACGAAAGGCCGCCAGACGATGACCCCAAGATGGCGTTGGACGCGCGGTCAGGTGACACCTTTAAAACCATGTCACCGTCTTTGCCGACCTTTTCGGTCAGCGCGTTTAGAATGCCGCCGCGGCTTTTCCAAGTAGAGGCAAAATCTTTGTAATTAGATATTGCGTCCTTCCACGCGGCAACGGCGGCCTCGTCGCCATAAATGAGGGTATCATTTAGCGCGGACGTCATTCCATCGTCAAAAATCTTTTTCAACTGCTGCGCCGCAACGCCTTCTGGGCCGAGTGAACTGGCAACTCCCGTCATGCGCTGTCGTATGGCAAACAGTTCCCTGACATTCCCGCCGTCCGAAACTGCTGCACTTAGTTCATCAAGCATGCCAGATGTCATTGGAACATTTCTAAACTCAAAGTTGTCTCCGAGCTGGCTTCTTGCAGAGTTTACGAAGTTGACGCCGAAATCCTCATCGATAAACGCTGGCCCAGACGCCCTTGCGGTGGCGTATAGCTCGTTTGCCTTGGTGCTTGCTGCCGCACGTTGCGCGGATAAAGACGACTGTGCGCCTCGGCCAGCATCGCCAAGCTCCGTTACGGCGGGGGAGCCTCCGCCTATTTGCTGCTGGATGGCTGGGACGTTTTCTCTCAACGCTTGCTGCGTCTCGGCGCGACGTCCCGCCAACATGCTGGCCGCGCCTTCACCATATGATCCCTTGTAGGCCATATCTTCAAACAATTGCTGTGCAGGCTGACCCGTCACTGCGCCAGTTGTCAGTGGGACTGGGACTGGCAGTGTCTGCGCCTCTGCAAGCCTGCGGGCCTCTGTCGGGTCAACCGCGCGGCGGGTTTGCTCCAATATCTTAGCCATCGTGTCGGCCGTGACAGCCTGCGGGTCGATGCCCATGTCGGTGAGCTGCTGGGCTATCTCTGGTCGCACATTGCCAGCCGCGTCCAAAACGGCGTCCGGGGATGACCTGAACCGCCGAACCAATGACCCCAACACGGAAACGGCCTTTGCCCCAATCACGCCGCCAGTCGCGCCAGCCGGGATGTCAGACACCTTGTATGGTGCGCCAGTCAGGTATGAGCTAACAGCCTCAACCAAGGCAGCCTCTGTTGCGCCAGCTCCAGCCGCTCCGAGCAAGCCCGAAGTCGGAAGGCCAAGGAGACCTCCAGTCAAAACAATGCCCTCGCCCAGCGCAGCCGCGCCCGATCCGATCATGGCGTCGGTAACGTCAAATCCTTTTGGGTTTGGGTAAAATCGCGTGTATTGTTGCGTCGGCTTGCCGTCACGGTAGACAGGTGCAATTGCGACCAAGTTGCCGAATTTATCTTTGTCGAACGTCGCGCCGGGGATAATGTTTTTAATCCCTGACTGGAGGCGGTCGTCGCTGGCCGTCGTACTCAAAAGCGCCACCATCCTTGCTGCGTCGGCGGCTGGGAGGTTTAGCCCTGCGCGTGGCGCAAGCGGTATGTTCTCATCGCGCTGTCCGCCTTTAAACCAGTCAACAGTGCGTCCAACGATCCCCCTTTCGGGCTGCTGATCCTGCTGTGGTGACGATGCCTCTGGGGCGCTGCCAAGCAAACGGCCGATGGCCGCCAGCATATCGTCTTGGCTAGTCCCCTCCGGGAACTCAAGGATGCGGCCGTCTGGCAGTTCAACCTCCATTAGTAAACTCTCCAGTTGTTGGGTTGTACCTTAACCGCTGCCCGCCACCCTGCGGGCTAGACTGGTCAACGCCCGCCATGGCAAAGATATTTCGCACTTGCGACGGGATGTTTTGCTGTTTCTCTAGTGCGTCTATATCGGCCAATGCTCTCTCGGTGTTGTAATCTCCGCCAAGAGTGAGCTTTCTTACGATAGCTGCGCGGGCAATGTTGTATTGCGCCTTGGCTTGCATCACTGAAATGATTGCTTGGTTGGCCTCACGAGAGTTTGTTAGGCTGCCGAGCGACTGAATCATGCCAGCATACTCAATATCAGACGTAGAGCCTGAACCCTCAACGCGAAGCGTCGGAGCCACCCTTTTGATTATTGAATCACGGACTGCTGATATGTCATTTAGGCCGGGGAATGCTTGAGCAATTCTTCCCGGTATTTGTCCTTCTGGAGCCATTGATGCAAGCTCCTGAAGTATGTTTAAGTCAGCAATACTGGCCGCCGCACTTGACCCAGCAGTAGTATACGCGGCGAATTCCTCGCCCAAGTTTTCATAGAGAGAGGTGCGCAGGCCAGCGTCAAGGGCTACGGGGTCGCCGCCAATCTGGATACTGTTCCCGCTGCGACTCATAGCCAGAAACTCTTTTGCCGCCTCTGGCCCCTCTGCTGCAAGGATGCGCTGGTATTCTGCATAATTCTGCATTGCAGCAGTCTGGTCTGGCTTCGTGGAAACGGCCTTCTGATAAGCCTGCAACACTGCCGCTGGGTCAGCGCCAGCATTCAGCATCTCAACAAATGTTTGACCGCCGGGCTGCTGAGACAGCCACTGCGCAGTCTTGCTTGATCGCTGCTCAATGTCACGCTGCTGACGGTTAGACTGCACTTGCGCGGTTATATTATCGTCTGGGCGCTGCCGCAGCGTGTTGGCTGCTATTGCGATGTTGCCCATCGTGTTCTTGAACTGGTCGCGCTGATAGAACGGCAGCGCCGTCTGATCCTGCGCCGACGGGTCACGCTTCTGAATGCCCATCATCTCAAGTATGCCCTGCGGGGCTTGCTGTGTCGGCGTCATTGGCTGTGATCCTCGTGTGCTTGTTCTGCCCTGCATGGCTGGCGTAGAGCCAGAGCGTCCAACTTGAAAGTGAACTCCGTCGCGCAGTGACTCCCAGTCTCCGCCCCACTGGAAATCGTTATAGCCCAGCTCTTTAGCGGCCAGTTTGGCGGCGTCAGCGATAGGTCGATATGCCTCGAAATCCCAATTCACCCCGCCGCTGCCGTCTGGGATAAAAATGTCTGTGGCGTTGCCTGTCAGGTGGCGGCTGTTCTGCGTCTGGGAAGCGCCAGAAGCAACAAGCTCGGCCTGTCGATTAGCGTTCCGCATCCCCTCTGAAATCTCAAAGTTAATTCCAGATAGGGTGCGCGCCCTATTAAGGATTTCTGTCAGGCGCGGGTCAATGCCCGCCAACCGCCCTGTCGATCTGTCGTTAAACCCGACCACTTAAGACCCCATCGACCCAATGGCGGTCATGTAATCCCAAACACCCGGCCTCTGAGTTTCAGTCTGAGTTGAACCAACTGGAGCCGCGGCCGACGCACCCGTCAGAGCGCCCAAACGCTTGAACGGGTCTTCATACTGCCGCATGAAGTCGCCATACTGGCCCGCGAGTTGCGCCAACTGCAAATTCTGATCCATGCCGCCAATGCCAGCCAAGCCAGTCGCACCCTGCGCCAGTGCGCCCTGCTGTGCGCCGAACTGGTTCATTGTTGCCGCCTGCGCCTCGTTGTAGCCTTGGCGGTTCAAGTCGGCAATCATCTTGTCACGACCCAAGCCGTATGCCGCCGAGCTTTCGCCCTCGTAGACGCCGCGTCGGCTACTGTCGAATGCGCCTGAACCGATGACGTTAGCTTGCTCGCCAACCATCTGCTTCTGGCGCTCACGATCCATCAGGGCTAGCGTCGGGTCCATGACGTTCTGCGTGTAGGCCGACATATTCTGCTGCGTGAGGGCGTTCCAGTCTGCGGGGGTGTAATTGCCCGCCGCACCAGCTTGGCCGTACATGCCAGCGGCTTCCGTGCTGTAGTCACTCAAGCCCGGCGCATATTCTCGGTTGTAAGCCTCGAAGGAGCCATTGGCCACGTTTGACGCCGCAGGGTTAACTGTGTTGGCGAAGTAATCTACGCCCGGACCAGTCGGCGTGGTTGTGTTTGTGGTTTTACTTTGTCCCAAGACTAAAGCTCCATTTCATATGCGACGTGCTTTGGGGTAAACATATACCTTTTTGCCAGTTTTGACCACCCTGCGCGCGCGTGTGTTTCAATTGAGTCATACCCTGCGAGGCGGGACACTCTGGCCAACTCGGCCAGCGCATCTCCCGTCCACAGGTCGGCCCGCTCGCCGCCGATCATTTCAATGACCATGACGCGCTTGCGGGGGTAATTCTGGTCGGACGTCGTCATCGCGGCCAGCGGCTTGTCATCAACATAGATGCCCCAGAGCCGCGAAGTGCCACCCTCAAGCCAGCCCAAGATGTCGTCTAGGCCACACCTGTCTGACATGCGCTTCTGCGCCTTTTC